CCGGAATAACAATACTGAGAGCTGAACCGGCTTCATCGAGTGCTTTGCTGAGAGCTAACCTGGTAGCGTCGTCGTAGCCTTTATACTTACCCACGCGCATAGGCATGCCGAATATTTCGGAGAACTGACTCCAGTCAGCAAAGCCTCCACGTTTATAAATAATATAAGGAGCTGCTTTGAGCAAAAGACCAAGGTCATTCGATTCTCCAACCTCTAATACAAATTTGTCGTAAGGTGGCATCCTGAAGTTGTAACCAGACGTATCTCCCTGGCGAATGGTAAAAATACCCTTCTCCGGAACAACATGTTTACGAGGTACCAGGAATGAACGAATCATGTCAGGCGTGAAAGTGAATTCAAGCAGCGAATGACCCCACATCAAAGTGTCAACTACATCGGAAAGCATCTTTGAAAAATAGGGGGTGCGAGTAATGCGGGTTATATCTTCCTGCTCCTTTCCATTAATGGTAAACTGAATGGGAGTGTTAATGATTGCATTCTTACGTTTATCAATAACCGACGTTAGGTGTGCATCGAGATTAAGAGAAAAATAAAGGTCGTATAGTTCAATACGGCGTGGGTTGGTTACGTTCTCAGCACTCTGCAAGGCGCGTGTCCAGTTTGCAATGTCCTGTGTTTTACGTACAACCTGCTTTATTTCGATTAACTGAATAACATTCGGGTTAACCTTGGAAATATCTTGTTTATTTTCGGCCATATTTCAATCTGTTTTTAATAAGGCGGGGGTTTGTATTAATGAATAGCTATTTTTAGCATTTAAACGGCATTTAAACAGGGTACACGAAAATTTAAAAATGATGTGTACGCTTGGAATTAGAGTTCCATTGTACGAATGGTTTTCCCTCGGTCTCCGGAACAGGTAATCCTGGAGGGTTAATCTCCTGCCTGTTTACCCCTTTTAGCCAGGCAATAGCATCGTCGTACCGCTTCACCCTGATATCGGGAATCTTTTGCGGATTGTGGACGCTATGCGCATGATACAAAGCAATGTCCTTTGCAAAGAGTAAAATTACCGGATTGCGTTCGTCGCCAACAGCAGCAAAAATTACTGCAGTATCGTACCTCGCGTTCAGGTATCCGCTCATTTCGGTAATAGCAGCTGTAACAGCGTCTCCCCAAATTGCATCATTGCCACGGGTTATCGCATCAAGGATTTCAATGTGGATACTGCTTTCAAAATCGGTTTTTTCTATAAAAGCCATAATGTAAGAATTAGTAACGTTTTTTATTGGTCGGGCGTTTGCCCAATGCCGGAGGCATCATCACGGCGGTTTTCTCCCGGAGAAGGCTTATACCACCATGGACCGCATCCGGGAAGTCGTCGTGTGCCATAAGGGAAGGTTCCAGGGCTTTGAACTGATCGCAACCGCGTTTCATATGCTCGTTAAGCTCATCGAACTTGTTAAACCAAAGATGTCCGTTATTATTCAAAGGTTCGAGCAAACTCTCAATGCGCGAGAACTTATCACCTTTGTCGCGCTTGTCGGCAGTAATTGAGAAGCCCCAGTTATTTGCAAATATTTCCGCATTCACCTGGTCAAGAATGATGTCCTGGGTTCCATTGGCCTCCATGTAGTAATAAACAGGCGTTTCGCTTCCCACGTAATCCTTTATAGTCTTGTACCATCCGGCCATAACTTTGGTGGTGGTTTGTTCGCAAAACCCTTTGATCACATGAAACTCCTGTCCGAATTGCCCAACCAGGACAACGGCTTTAAAGTCGTTTTTCCGGCTCTGCTTAAAGGATGGGTCACCATAAGCAATTAAGAACCTGTATTTTTTCAGGTGAGGAAGTATCTTGAAGTTAAGCGATTTAAATACAGTTCCTTCCTCCACGGGATTGTTGAAGTACTCCTTTTGTGCTGAAGCATAGCTGATCTTTGAGAGCGTGTAATCAATATGCTCCTCGGAATTCTTGGATGGCCATGTAGACTTACCGTATTGATCGCGGATGTTGACAATAGAAAGATGGTCGGCAACCTGAGACGAACGGACAATACAAGTATCCTTGCCGATTATGTTTCCCAGGAACAGTATACGGCGACGGCCACTTACCGACATAGTTGGAATGAGCGCCTGCTCTATCCAGTTCCATTTTTGTTTTATTCGCTCCTGGTTGCGAACTTCCTCGTCGGTATCGATATCATCTATCAGTATCAGGTCCGGTCGTGCTTCCTCGTTTCTGGTACCACGGGGACTCTGACCGGCACCCAATGCCCGGAAAGATACGCCCATCCTGGTTACAAACTTTCCGGCCTCCCACCGTCCCGGATTTTCTTGAACCCCATAATCGTTTATGATCCTCTGGTTAACCTCCAGGTTAATTTTAAACGGCATAAGCAGCTCACAGGCGTTATCAAAGCTATGCGACGCCAACAGTATGTTGTTTGTTTTGCCGGTTAATGCCAGCTTTAATACTTCCATCATTGCCCTGGTACTCTTAGCCAACTCACGGCACCAGGCGCGCGTCTCGTACCATCGCTCATTATTCATGATACGACTGGTTGCCCGTTTATGAAAGGAGGCAGGCTCAGCAGTGCAGTACTTCTCAAAATAGTAAGCAAACCAAGCCTCGTCATCAGCTTCGAGCCGTTTAATACGAGCTTTCTGTTGAATGGTAGTCTCCGAGGTATCGACGGTTGTGGAAGCTAGAAGACTATGCCGGTAAGCTTCCCAATCCCTTAGCGCATTCCTGTCTGGAACTCTCATCGCATAACATGTTTAATGAAGGCATCCTGAAGGTCGCTTAGTTCTTTGGCCTTTGGCAAATCGAATTCCCTTAGCCAGGTGAGAAAGCGTTTGAAAACTTCAATAATGTCAGCCACAGAGGCATCAGTCTCCAAACTTCTGGCTGAGGCAGTTAACTTACTTAGAGCATCGGCTTCCTTGCTGTTTGCAAAACGGGATCCAACGGCACGGCTAAATATCAGAGTGTTTAACTCATTAATCTGCATATAAATGCGCCTTAGTTCCTGCTCTTTGGTTATGATAACAGAAGATTTGAGCATGTCCCAGTTCTCGTCCGGGTCATTGATCCACTTAGACAAGGTCTTTTCGGTCACGCCAACCTTAGCAGCTATTTCTTTCTGCTTCATGTTGTCGTTCAGATAAAGCGTTTTAGCCCACTCTTTTTTCTGCTTAATTGTTAGATCTGCCATTTTTTTATTGCAAACTTAAAAGGATAATATACAATAATAATAACCCTTTTCAATGATTGTAATACATTACATAATCATTTGTAATGTATTGACAATCATTGAATTATGATTTTTTTGCGGTGTAAAAATAATACATTTTTGCAATGAGAAAAAAAATTATGGAGAAACTATTTTACATCGTCGCAAAAGGGAATGACACCGCAGAAGTGTACATGTATGGTATTATAGGTCAGTGGGCCGATATCAAATCTGCTGTATTTGCCGAAGAGTTTAAAAAGCTTGAGGGTAAGTATAAAAATGTAAACATATATGTCAATAGCGATGGAGGTGAGGTAAAGGAAGGAATTGCGATTTACAATTTACTTTCCAGAAGCTCCATGAAGATTAACTTCTATGTTGATGGCGTGGCTGCCAGCATGATGTCAAATCTTATCCAGGTGCCAGGTGCCAAAAGATATATGAGCCGTCATGCTAAGTTAATGCTCCATAGTCCAAGCGGTGGCGCTTTTGGTACTGCCGATGATTTAAGAGACGTAGCCGACAACATAGAAGACTTTGAAGGTACCCTCCTGGACATTTATTCCACCCGTACCGGTTTGTCCGTATCCGATTTAAAAAGCAAGTGGTTCGATGGTAAAGATCATTGGATGAATGCAGAGCAGGCGCTTGAAGCTAAGCTTATCGACGGCATTGTTGACGGTAAGGTTAAAGAAGCTCCTAAAGCCATAGCCGACTCACGTGAGGTATACAATTTCTACCAGACACAAATTACAAACTTTAATAAAACCCCTGACAATATGGAAAAACTTCCATTTATTGTGGCTGCACTTAGCTTGCAAGCTAATGCATCAGAACAAGCTGTTCTGGACGCCATTCTTAAAATCAACGGTGATAACAAGCTCTTAAAGGATGAAAACACTTCCCTTAAAGCACAGCTTGATCAGTTCAAAACTGATGCAGAAGCTCAAAAGAAATTGCGTATTACTGCAATGGTCGATGCTGCTAAAGCTGCCAACAAGATTACCGACGCCGAAGTTCCAACTTACACTCAATTAGCCGAAAGCAATTTCGAAGCTGTTGAGAAGATACTCAACGCTAAAGCTCCTTACCAGA